GCCTTAGACCTTGCAACATTGCTGATCAACATCTTTGGATCTAACTGACCAGTCTCAGGGTTAAACGATCTTTGGTAAGCATCAGACAAAGCGTTTTGAGATTCTTCTTGACGACGGGCGCTGCCAAGCTGAAACTGCGCTAATGCATTTTGATTTTGCGCATTTTGAATGGCAGCGATCTGGCCATATTGAGCCAAAGGGTTTTGGAACTCAACGCTGCGAACGCCTAAAGCAATGTTTGGATCAATAGCCATGGTTTACCCCAAGTTATACATTTCAGCCAACTGCGCATTGCTTGGGCTACCGCCTGCTGTTTGTTGAGGCAACAAACGGTTAAGTAAATTTTGACTTTGCGTGTAGTTCATATATTGACCCAAACCACTGGTTAGCGCGTTAGCACCGCCAACATAGCCAGATGCGCGTGCAGCGCCTGCACCAGTCATTAAGTTGCCAGCGTTAGTACCAAATTGGCCTGCTGCACCACCCATATTGGTTGAAGCTGTTTGACCAAACCCTGCCCTGCTTGCAAGGCGGTTGTAAGCATTACCAAACTCATTAGATGCAAACTCTTGGCCATAGCGTTGTGCGGCCTTTAAAGCGCCACCGCTGATCAAACCGCCACGGGCGGCTGCGCTACGTTCAAGCGCTTTCATGCCTTCACCAAGTCGGAATTTATAGGATGGATCCATTGCGCTCATAATGTCGCCGGATTCTATTTTGTTAAGCGCGTTAATGCCTGATTGGCGAAACGGCTCTTGCAGTTCAAGCTGCTTGTTGAACATTCGTTCTTGAAGTTCAGTTGCGCGATCCGCAGATGCGGCTTGTGTGCTGGCTGCGCTCTTAGATGCGCTTGCACCGAGTAGGGCGCTACCGCCAATTGCTAGGGCCATCCATGGCATATTAGTTCTCCTGTAGGCACTGGGCCAGTTTTTGCGCTTGCGCTTGATCGCCTGGCACAATTAAAACTTCATCAACTTCATCCAAATCAGTGCATTCTGTTGCATGAATGCAGTACCACACAACGTCTGTGAGTGATTTTACGCCATGATGCTTGTCGGCTTCAATAGTCAAACAAGCTGGCGCGTGAATAATTTTGCGCTCACCATCAACCATTAACTCAATTGAGCCACTGGCCAAAATCGACAAATGGCTGAACTTGTGCTTATGCTGGACAAGCACATGCCCTGCCGGTATCAGCGTTTCTTTGGCGTAGACGCCTGCGCTGAAATGGTGGTTGATCATAGGGCGGCAATCACAAAGGCCAACAATTCTTCGTAGCGTACACCAAGAACCGTTACGCCGTCTACTTCGTCTGAGCAGAAGATGCCGTAGCCTTTAGCGTCCAAACCTTCAGCTGCAAAGGCCGCCTGCACGTCTTGGGCAAGAACGCCAACGTGTTTGCGTGCCGCGATACCTTTGGCCGCCACGGCGTCTTTAAACTTAAAGGTCTTGAACAAGCCCTTGATGCGTCTAGCCACAGCCATCTCGGCTTCTGTCAAGTCAGCAATCTCAGTCTTTTGGTTTGCGTCAGACGTGTTGATTGTGCCGGTTGTGGCGTAGACCGTTGTCCAGCGGAAGCCGGACGAGCCGCAAGTCATGGCATTGTCAGCGCTAGGGGCAAAGTTAGTGCTGCTGTTAATAAACACGCCTTGGCCAGAACTGTTGCCTAATGCTACCAAACTGGTAGAAGACAGCAATGTGTAACTGCTGGTTGTCAGCGTACCGCCAGACAAGTTGTTGGCCGCTGCCACGGTGCTAGATGTACTTGCGGGTGTGTAGCCCAAAGCGCCAGTCACGTCTGAACTGATCAAAGTTACCGCGCCAGTGCGTGAGTTAAAGCTAGTCACACCACCAGACGACGACGGGGGCACAGCCCAAGTGCCGTCGTTACGCAAGAACAGCGTTGTGCTGCCAGTTGGCTGGGCAATGCTGTAACCGTTCCAGACAAAGTTGTTGCTTAGATAGAAACCGTTCCAACGACGTGCTGCGCCACCCAAAACCAAAGCATTGGCGGCGCCTGCATCTGCGCTAGGTTGGAAGTTGGCGACGTTAAAGTCAACGGCACGGGGTGTGCCCGCAGTGCCGTTGTTGGTCAAGAACATTGTGCCGTCGTAAGTCGCCAAGCCCATTGGGCCGCCTGGCGTTGCGCCGCCCACGCCAATACCGTTGCCAGCTGACGTTTGGCCAAAGATGCCGTTTAGCGAGGTAATGTTGCCAACAGCCGTGACAGCCGCCAAAGTAGGCGTTGTGCCACCACCAGAGCCATTGGCCGCCGCAGTGATACGGCCTTGCGCGTCCACGGTAATGTTGGCGCTTGTGTAAGAGCCAGCCGTGACTGCGGTGGCTGCCAAGCTGATCGTGCCAGACGTGGTGATTGTGCCACCGTTTAGGCCAGTGCCAGCGGTGATGCTGGTAACTGTACCCGTACCAGATACGGCCACCCATGTGCCGTCATTGCGTAGGAACTTGGTTGTGTCGCCTGTTGGCGCGGGGATGGCATAACTGTTCCAATTGAACACGTTCTTCAGATAAAAGCCGTTCCAGTTGTTTGACGCACCGCCCAAAGTTAGGGCAGTTGCTGCGCCTGAGTCAACAGCTGGTTGGAAGTTTGCGCCATTAAAGTCAATGGCGTAAGTCGTAGACAAAGCCGCAGTGTTAGCCAAGTACAGACGTGCGGCATAAGAGCCAATGCCTGCAAACGGCACACCGCCATAAGTGTTTGTGCCAATGACAATGCCAGTTGTTGTGCCATTGCCACCAAAAATGCCGTTTAAAGACGATATGTTGCCTGCGGTCAGCGTGGCCTGCAAAGTACCCGCACCGCCGCCTCCACCGCTGATTGGTGTGCCAGTCAAGTCAGCGTAAACCGCCGCCTCAACAACGCCTTCAAAGCGGTTAGGAGCGCCTTGTTTGTATTGGTCAACAGCGCTGTAAAAGTTAGCGCCAACAATGGCCAATTTAAAATCATTGCCCACGTTGTTAATTGTGGGACGGCCTGCATTTGCTGAGTAGCCAGACAAGCCAGCCCAACCGCAGCCCTCAAACGTGATGGGAAAAGCAAAAGAGGGGCTAGACGCAGCCAAATAAACTTGTTGTTGGGGATAACTTGTGCCAACAACAGTAAAACTACAGGCATTAAGAACACCAGTAACGCCTGGGCGTGAAACCGTTTGCTGCACTTGGAATTGCGCTTGACCGCCGTTGGCTTCAAAGTAGACGCCGCTGATGTTAAACGCGCAAGCCGCCTGCTGGGCAAGTTTGCCGCCTGCATCAACAATGGCCAAGCCCCACTTGGCGCTAGACAAGTCAGTGCCAAAACCGTTGGCCTCAATAGAGCCGCCAGTGTAGTTAAACGTGCCTGCTCCAATGACCTTGCCGCCGTAAGAGTCGTTGTTGCCAACGGTGCAGTTGGACATGATGATGGCGTTGGGTTCAGATACAAACCCGAATGCTGCGTTTGGCTCAAAGTAGAAACCGCCGTCATTGAAGCGGATCACCAAGTCATTAAAGGTGGACGACAAAACATTAACGCCATACAGGCCAGTTGACCAGCCTGCAAGGTAGACGTTGTTGATCGTGACAAACGCAATGTCTTTAAGGGCCATGCCCAGCTTGTTCTTTTGGTAGCCGTACAGCGTAAAGTCTTGGAACAGGCAGTAACCAGCTGGTTGTGAGTCATAGCCAACAATTTCAATACCATTGGCGTTGGCCGTTTGGTAGATGGTGGTGGCTGCCATGCCGTCGCCAGACATAGACGGGCGCTTAACAGGGTCTACTAAACTGCTGTTCATGGAGAACACCAGCGCCGCTGAAATCTTGTATGTGCCAGCAGGCAGATAGACGTTGCCACCATAAGTGCAGGCCAAGTTGATGGCCGCTTGGATGGATGCTGTGTCGTCTGTTGTGCCGTCACCTTTGGCGCCAAAGTCTTTGACAGACACCAAGTCTTGCATCTTGTCGTTTAAGGTCTTGCCAACAGCGCCAGGCATGATGCCCAAAGCATAGGTTTGTTTGAACCCAACAAGCGCGTCGCCTAAAGCAATGTTTGATGTATTGGCCAAATCATCAGCCAAAGTGTTGGCGTTACTGATGCCAGGGATATTGTCCCAACTACCTATCAGAACATTGTTTGCGTCTTCTAAAACAAATTTGTAAAGTGTGTCGGCAGTTAGCCAGATTTCTTCTGGCACACGGCCAGCGGCGTCCAACACGATTGGGTTGGAGTGCGCAGACAAGCCTGTGGAAGACGTAAAAGTGGCGGCAGCTGTTGTAGTGCCGGCCAAATAGGAGTAAAGCAGACCGCCAGACAAGGGCGTGCCGTTGTCGTCGAAGAACTGTGCGCCAGCGCCTGCAAATAGGGAAATGTTGACGGTCATTTTTGTTCCTTAAACAATGCTTGTGATAATACCGTTTACGACAGTAACAGTCTTTAAATCAACAGTGGTAAATGTACCCGAAGCGCCTATGTTTTGGGTAGCCATAGTGCCAAGGCCAAGATTTGTGCGGGCGCCTGATGCAGTCGATGCGCCTGTGCCTCCGCGAAGAATAGGCACTTCGCCTGATGTAATTTGATTTGCCGCAATGGCAATTGTGGTGCTAACCGAACTAGTCAGCTGCCCTTGCGCGTTGACTGCATAGTTTGGCACAGTAGAACTTGTGCCGTAACTGCCTGCCACCACGCCAGTGTTTGCCACATTAACGGTAATTGAGCCTGGGCCATTGGCTACGTTAATGCCAGTGCCCTGCGTCAACGTGTTTAGCTTGTATGTGCCCGTGTCGCCGATTAGCAATTGGCCGTTAGTTGGCACGCCGTCCACGCCTGTGCCGCCGTTAGCAGGGTCAATAATGCCTGTGCCATCACCGCAAATAGTGTAAATGTTGTTCAAAAAGCGAAACCATTCACGCGAGATCGTGCCCGTGCGCTCGTCCATGAACGGCACGCGAGGGGCAGGAATCTGGGTAATGTTACTAGGCATTTGTTGGGCTTGCGTGTAGTTCAGCGCCTACGATGGCTATCTTGACAGGATCAGTGCCTGAAACCTCATAAACCCTGTCGCGCAGTTTTAAGGTCATGCCAAGACGTCGCCAGATGGTGCGGTGGCCATATTCGCCAATGCGCCCCATGGACGTCCAGTGTTCGCTTGACCATGTGTGGCCGCCGTCGTCTGACCAGCGAAGCATGGCCTGTGGCGGGGCAATTGGTATTTGGGTAATGGACGACAAAATAAAATCACCGCTTTCGGTGATCAAGTTGTCTTCAGCCTCAGTTACCAAAAACACGTTTGTGTCGTTTGTCAGGCCGTTCAAACCCACGCCAGTCTCAGCGTCTAATTGCAAGCTATGGTGGGCGCTGCGGTTTAGGTTGTTTTGGCCAGTGGGCAAGGCACGCCATGAGCGCAGCCACTTTTGGGCTTGACCATTGTCAGAATAGACGTCCAAGTCAAGCGTGTAAATGTTGCCATTGTCAAAGTCACCAACAACAGTGTTACCACCAAAATTGCACTGGCAATTGGAACGGTGGCGGGTAAACTGGCCATTGACCAACCCTGCGCGTTCATGCCAGGCTTGGGTGGCTGCGTCATAGACCCAAGTTGCATTGGCGCTTGGGAAAGTCAAGACATAAAAGCCGTGGCCTTCTTGTTGATATGTGTAGGCCAATGCGTCAGAGATATTGCCGTATTGTGCGATAGCGTACTCGACAGCATGGGTAGATATGCGTTGGCCGGTGTAGCCGTTAGCCTTGTAGACAATGCCTTGGCCACGGGCGTCAGTGCCCAACCAAAACAGGCTGTTGTCTAGTTTGGCAATAGAGAAAGCGGCCACACAACCAATTTCGTTAAACGCGCCTTGGATGCGTTGCAGCGGAAAGTCTGTGCCGCCGACGTCGTACCAGACCTCAACTGAGTCAGTCCCAAACAACCACGCTTCGCGGTGATCGACGTTGACCGCCACCAAGCCGTCTGGAGAGCCTTCAGCGCTTGCAAAATCAAGTGGGTCTATAGATGACCCATCCAAGAGCGCCGTGACCCATACGCGCTGGCTATTGGGTTCGTTGAAAACAAAGTAACCGTCCAGATAACCCACAGTCGCAGCGCCTGGGAAGTCAGGGTCTGTAATCTGTTTAAACTGGTTGGTTGACTCGTTGTAGATGTAGCTTGGGCCGTTGCAGGCAAAGAACAGCTGCGTGCCGTTGTCAGCAATGGATACAGGGCCACCGTCAGCCACGTCGCCCAACTTAACTGGCGTGGCCGTCAGGCTAGTCATTTTGTAGACCTCAGTGCCAGACACGACATAGAAGTCTGCGCCGTTGGTCTGATGCGCCCACAATGCGCGGATGGGGCCAGTGCCTACAGTCTTTTGAAATAACAAGCCTGGGGCGCGGTTCAGAAAGCCAGGTTCTTTACCGCCTTCAGGAATGACCTCTGGAAACAAATTGATCATGCGGTTGTCGGCAGCATTGACGCTGCGGGCAACGTAGCTGGAGCCAAGAATCGGCGTTTTCATCAATAGTTACCGGCATAGATGTTGAAACGCTGGCGGTTGGCCACCAATGCGTAAGGCAGCGCCATCACATCATCTGGGTTGTTGATGCGCTTGAGATCGCGCTTAGACGTCATGGCAATGCGCTGCACTTGTGGGCTTGGCTCAACGCCAAATTCAGGGGCAAACTCCATGGCCAAGTTGTAAGTAAACGCCCGCAGATAGCCTGGGGGATAGTACAGTTCTGTTGCCAGCGTGGCAGGCTTGTTTAGTTCTTCCACCGACACAATGTGCCATTCCAAAACTTGCGTGGGTCTTGGGTAAACAGTCAGTGTAATGTTGGGAAACCCCATGTTGACCCACATAACTTGTGGGTACGTTGAGGTCACCGTTTTAACAGCAATACCGTTGTACTGCTGTTGATTGATCATCTTGATGCCATACGACACGCCATTAGGCGCTTTGAAGTAGGTTGCATCATCTACCAGCACGGGGCGGTTGCCCACAAAATCGCCAGTAGGGCCAAGGGTGCGACTGATCTCGCTTGCTGGCCAATTAAAAACTTGATCTTGAGTGTAAAACACAGACAAACGCTCTGTGTTCCAGCTGTCAATCATTTGATTGAGCGCCATCAAAGCGTCTTGCGACATGGATGCAGAAGGCGTTTCGCCCTCGGCCAATATACCTAACAAGCGCAAAGCGCGGTTGATTTGATCGCCAGCGGTATACGTTGCCATGTTCAGACTCCTTCAGTTGCTTCCTCTACCGATTTACGGCGGCGCTTAATCTCCAATGTGTTTATTGGAGCCACCTGAACAGGCGTGTCTGAATTATAACGAATCCAGCCATTTTTTTCATCTGCTTCAGCTTCTAAATCCATGGTTGCAATTTTGGCGCCATGGACAGGGTGAATCATTGTAATGTTCATAATAGAAAGGGGGTGATTAGCCCCCTTTTGGTTTAGGCAGTAATGCCAATGTTTTTGAGCGCAGTACGAAGTGCGTTAATGGCAGTTGCCAGTTCAGTACCAGTAGCGCTATTGCCGACGGCAGTAATGGCGGCAGCTTGAGCAACAGGCTCAGTGCCGTAAAAACCGGCAGTGCCGCCAGTTTTACCCATGATTGCGCCATCAAGTTGCTGGTCTTCGTAAGCAACGCCGATAGGTTTAGTGTTTGTAGGCATGATTGTTTCCTTTAAAAATGAGGGCCAAAGCCCCCATTATTTAGCCCAAACGATACACAACGTAAGTACCGTCGCCGGTCTTACGGAAGCGGAACAGTTGGCTGGTTGTAATAGCGATAGCAACCAAAGCGTTGCCGCCGTCAGTTACACCAGTATTAACAGCCAAAGTCACTGCGCCAGAGGATGTGCCAATGTTCACAATTGACAAGTCAAATGTGCTGCCA